CTACATAAAACCTCTTGGTTGAACTTGAGTTCGCCCAACATAGATTTTTGTTCTGCGGCCCATTTCTCATCTCTGCCGGGTATTTTGCTATATGGAATAAACAATGGGACAAACCCGTTTAATCCTTGCTCAGCTTCATTCCAGAATTTCCAGAAATGATTGTAACCAAGCGGTGTAGATGTTAATAAAATTTTTGTAGTATTACCAGCAGAAATTGTTGGGTAAACAGATGTGAAGAAATCTTCTGCAACATTATTTGGAATAATTGCTGCCTCATCAATATACAACCAGTTTACAGATTTACCTCGAATACCAGATGAGCTTGTTGCTGCTGTAAATACTTTAGAACCATTCTCAAGTTCAATGTCGCCCTTGTTAAATGTCTTCACACCTTGTTGCATCCATATTGGAAGCATCTCATACATTAATTCGTATCTAGAAAGTACTTCTCGAGCGGCTGAGGATTTATTTGCTAGAATCGCAACCGTCTTGTTTTCCTGAAATAACGTATACCAAAGAATACAGGCTGCAGCAGTAATTGTTTTACCTTGTTGCCGACCTTCCATCAGAATAACTTTACGATTATTAAGTATAATGTCTACTTTTTCTTTTTGGCAATCATATAACTTAAACGGGATTAAACCTTTATCTAAAGAAACAATTTTACAATAGTTCTCAATAAAATAGATTGGGTCTTGTCCACATTTTATAATTTCTTTAACCTGTTCTGCAGAGTACGATATAACCGTGCCAATCTGTTTTAGATTGGGGTTTCCGTTATATGATAATTTTTTACTGGTCGATGATGTTGTCATCTTTTTTACCTAACAATTTCATTAGTTCGCTAGTAGAACCAGCAAATACTACATTATTTTGAGTGCCAATTTGAACTGGATCGTCTGCTTGTAATTCTTTAACCTGTTTCTGCAATCCCAATAAGTCTTTAGATACATCAGACAATGTTTTAATAAATTGTCCCGTAACCTCATAGCTTCTAGGATGTTCGGAATTTTTAGATAAACTAATTAATTCTTCTAAAGTGTCTTCACCTTTTAACAACAATTTTCTCATTGTTTGTCTGGCTAATTGATAGTCATCTTCCTGATCCATTGCCTTTGTTGCATTTAAATTTTCAGGAATCGAGGGCAAATTTGTATTTTCAGTTTCGTCCATAGGATTGATATTAAAAATATCATTCAAATTTTCTATATTTTTCATAGTTAAAAGTCTTCAAAGTTTTCAATATATCCAAAAGAATCAGTCACATTCGCAGTTACAGGATCGGGCTGTACTGTTATTATTTGTTGTTGAGATGTGAGCTCTGCATCATTAAAAATATTAGATGTCGTCTTTTTAATAATACCTTGTTTACTAACAGGCCCATAAAAATTAAGTTTTAGTACAAAACTCAATGTCCATATAATAGATCTTCTTGTAGTTAGATCTCCCTCATAATCATCTTCAAATCCTATAGAACTTAAAATTATAGGCAAATCATTTTTAATATTAAGTTGAGGTACAGCTTTAATAGTTAAGTTATAATCAGGATTAAAATAAGGTAGAATTTGTTCTATTACTTGTAATCCATCATCTTGATTCTTTGCGTATACATATAGAATCACATTTATATTATATGGCGTCGGGGCATATTGAGCATTTGCTGCTGATGAACTATTAATTGTTCTTGATTGCTGAATTGGGCTTATTTTTCTGTTGGGATCATATTCCAACGAAATCATTTCAAATCCCATTCTGGGCAAAAGAACTTGTACGTTCTGAGTGTCTACCTCAGGTTGTTGTCTTATCTTAGTTAAGAATTTTTGTTTAGGCGAATATGATAATGGTACTTTTTGTAATTGTACCACATTGCCGTCAGCATCAGTTCTTTGAATAGTAATGTTATTAAACATACTACCAAACGCAACAATTGCTTTACGGATTGTTCCCCAATAAAACCGTTGATCTAACATTATTTATTAACCTCCCCAAAAGGATTTCTTTCAGAGAAATCTAACACGTTATCTGCTTCTGCAGTAAAATAATCATTGTCTGCGGCACCGGGGTCATTGTTTGTAGTTTGTGTTTCATTAATTATAGGAGTTAATGCATTTGATTCCGTAACTAAAGTTTCACCATTTTCTTGTAGCATTTCAAAATTATCTAATGGATCGGCAAACTGTTTGACCAAATCATCGATCTCACTAACACCCGTATTAAATACTTCATTAGAATATTGCATCAATTCGCAACTCATTCTAAACACAAATAATTTACCAACCTGGAAAAACGGAGACTGACTGTCTACTTTTCGAATCTCAAATAAAGATTGAGTCAAAGGCATATAAATTATATCGCCCTCTGCGGGTCGAATACTCAATACCGAATTGCCAGTTGAACCAATTGTCTCAACCCATCTTTTTCTAGCAACAACAAAATTTGCCTGATCTCTGATTTCCAAACCGAATTTTGTAATTATCTCATCGTCACCGTCGTAACCCGAAACATTTTCCATATACATCTCAATAGGATACGCATGTTCATAACTGTTATAGGGATCTTCAGTTAATATTGGATCGGGATTAAAGGGTTTTCTAGGCAAATAGTAGACTTCTACGCCGTAAATCTTCATGGATTCGATAATCAAATCTTCGTATAAATTCTGTTCAGAAGAACGACCTATTGTTCTACCTGACTGAAAATAATGATTAACTGTTGCCATTTTACTATTGACTTCCTATTGACATGATGTTATCATCATCTATGTACCGGTTTAATAAAGTCTACAAATTATCCAGTAAACATATCTACTGGTAATTCAAATCTAGATTGCATCTCTGCTTCAATCTTGTTAATTTCATCTAATGCATCTTCATATATTTTATCGGCATTAAGTGTTACACCGCCAGGAAGTTGTACTCCGCTGAATTTTTTAAGATTCTCTCCCCATTGTCTTTTAAATAGAGCAGTAGTATATTGTTTTAAGAATCTATCGTTATATACATCTCTGTATGTATCTGGGTCTAATATTCTGTAACATTCCACAATGATGTAATCACCTACATTTACATCACCTGCCCAATCCATATCAATGTACAATCTATTCATGTGTCTATTAAATCGGACTGGTTTTGTTCCAACTAATACTTGATTTATTAATTCTAGCTCTTGTTTAACCTGATAGTAATAAATCAAATTAGTAGACATTAAACTATAAAGATCATTAATTAAAATTTGGTAACGAATACTAAAAATATTCATACCATCTGATCTATCAGAAAACGGTAAAATTCTACTAACACCTACAACAGAATCGGGTATTGGCACGTATAAGTTTGCAATATCTTCAACGGTTATTTGATGTTTTAAATATACCATTTCTACAGCATCATAATGATAATCTCTGTAAAATTGAAAAGCATCATCTATACGATCTTCAATTTGTTCATCATCTATATTAATTTCAATAACAGGCGCACCTAATCTGCGCAAGCAATAATCTTTAAGTTGTTCTCTTGTTGTTACTGTTGCCATTATTTTGTTACTCCTGGATTTACTGTAACTATACCTTCTATTATTCGTACAACACTATTTGCATCATACGCCTCAACATCATAAAGGTATCTACCTGCTACTAAATTTGTAGTAACAGTTGAATCTAAATTTAAAGACACTATGCCATTTGCAACATCTGTAATTTGTGCAGTAAAATTTATAGCGTTCGCGCTATAATAAGAACGACGTAGTTGCGATCTTACGCTATACCCTGTTAGTGAGGTAGGTGTTTTATTGTCTATATAATAAACACTTGTAGTAAAGCTTGCGCCTTGATCTATATTTAAATTTTTAGTTGTAGCCATTATAGCCCGTTATTTTTTATTTCGTTGTCAACTAATGTCATTAAATCGTCGTTTATTGTTGTGTGGATTCCTGATAAAATAATTCTTACTTTATCTTTGACTTTCTGTAATGAACCCACAGTTTCATAAATTTCTGCAGTAATAGTTGTAGTATCCGCAACATGATCTGCTGTAAGTTGTGTAATATTAATCATTTGAATCTTCCGTAATAAATTCTATATGCTAGGTTAATAATCTCGTCGCCTGTAATATTAGTAAACCCTTGTCTATCAAACTTGTGTTTGCATACTATTTTTAAAATGCCAGGTTCAACTATTGTTGTTATAATCGATGACCCTAGATATAATCCTGTACTAGGTTGTATAATTTCTCTAATCATAACTGAACCAGATCCACTAATTACAGAACTAGCTGTATCTGCAACCCCGCCATTTATTTTGTAAAAAGGCATAACAAAGTAGTCATCAGTATTTATTAAAGAATTATTAATCAGAATAAATTCGTCAGAACGATCTACGTATTTGGCAGTTGGACTTAGTGCTAATATTTTTGGAATACTAATAACACCCGGTGTGTTATACAGTATGTGTGGCATTCTTCTATCCAAAGAAAACTTAGTATTCCCCAACCTATCGGTTATATTGAATGCGCCAGAATTTAAAGAAATACCCATTATTGAATTCCAAGATAAACTAAATTACCATCTACCTCTACACTTCCGTTTAGGAAATAATTAGTTGTATTATATTTGTATGTTAAAGACGAGCCAAGTCCCGCAAGAGTTTCTCCCTGAGGCCAGATAATAAGATCGGTTTGTAACGTAACCGCGCCATTACGTTCATCATATAATCCGCCAGTTTGAGGATCCTCGCTACTAGCATTTTCTATAGTTCGACCTTGATTATAACCAGTTGTTATATAGTGAATTGTTGCATTGTAAGTGTCATATCCATACAATGATCTAATATCTGAATACTTGTTTAAATATGCAATAGGATCAAAAGTAATTGTGCGGTCACCTTTTTCATTTGCATAGTGTAATTGCCCTTTGGTATAATCTGTACCATACGCAAGAATTAAATCTTCATAACTAGCAATATATCTTAATGCATCTGCAGGTGAAATATAAAATAAGTTTATTGGCAAGACACCGTTTGTTCCTTCAGGTTCGCCGGGAATACTATTTAAATATGTATTAGGATTTATAGTTGTGGGTATTGAAGTTATTTCTTCATTGCCTGAAAGTGATCTTAAGAATAGATTTAATTGTGTTGGTACATACTCATATACGTCATTTACTAAATTTGCAGTATACAATAAGTTTTTGCTAATTTCTATAGCATAACCTAAATCATTTGGTTGTTCTATATAAACATACTTGGAACCAACTCTTTCCCAATTATAATAAGTATATTTTGTTTGTTTAGTAACCAACCCTGTAAATGTTTGCCCACCTACAAAGAATTGAAAAAATCCTGTTCTAACAGGTGGTTTATCTAATAGTAGAATATTAATAAATGTATTGGTATTTAAATCGCCGTTAACAGAATAGTTTTCTATAAATGGCCCTAATACTGGAACATCAGGTCCAATATTTTCTCTTTTACTTATTTGACTATAATCTGTAATCTTTATACCTGTCTGTGTTTCTTGATATAATCTTAAATCATTAGACTGTAAAGTTTTCGTAAAAGCGTAGTTTGCCGCAGATGAATATTGAGCAGTATTTTTGTAAAGATAGCTTTTATCTGTACTAAACACATTACCCATTGAAACAAAATCTTGGGTTAAATTTAAAAGATAAACATTAGCCATATTAGAAAGATGGTACCGATGCTGTATTTTCAAAGGCTAACAAAGTATATCTTCTTGTTAGTGTTGTCAATGAATCTTTATTAACAATATTTCGTTCTTTAATGTAAAATTTAGTACTATCCATTGCAAATGATACAATTCTAAATGAATTGTTATTTATACTTTGTACATATGTGTGTCCTGCTATAATTTCTCTTGTGTCATAATCTATTAAAATTGCCGCAGGCACATAACCAAAATTATGTATTGCTATAGTATATTCATTAGTATTTTTAGTTGTAACAGTTGGATCAGTATCCGCAGTAACTAAAGAATAATTTTGAACAAAATCTGTTTTTGATATAATATTTAAATAATCAAATCTAGTATCAAAATATATTCTATTCAAATATGATGTTGGGTTTGTTAGTGGTAAATTACTACCCTGTTGCCCCGCAGGATTATTAAAGATAGATACTACCTTTTTACCCCCAGTTGTACCCGCCCACAATACATTAGTTGTCATATTTCAATTCTGATAAATTTACTGTTTAAATCAATCACCATTCTACCATCATTAGATCGTAAAATTCCTGAAGTAATAGTGCCAGCATTTTGAGAAACTTCTGATAATGTATTTGCTGTTACTGTAATACCAGTAAAAATATTTGCAACTAATTGAGATCTACTAATAGTACCACTTACAATTTTTGTTCCACTAACAGAATTGCTTGCGATTTCTACTCCTGTTATTGAGCCAGGTTGTATTTTACCTGTTGTAACAGCATTTGCACTTAATTTACTAGATGTAACAGCTTCGCTAGCCAACTCTCTTGTTGTTATGGTATTGCTTACTAATTTCTCACCTGTGATAACATTGGCTGCAATTTTAGAAGTTATGACAGCATTAGCTGATAGATACACATTACTTACTTGTCCTGTATTTAGAACAATATTTGTTACAGTACCA